GCAAACGCAGTGCCGACCAAAAAGGTGCGGACGACGTGTTTTATAAAAACGTTTCCAGCGTCTACGCCGGCCGCGAATACCTCGAACGCTACCGCACGGATGCCGCCGGCGACGTGTTCAAAGGCTTAAACGGCGTGTACAACATGAACACCCGCAACGCCGGCAGNTCGAACGCTACCGCACGGATGCCGCAGGCGATGTCCTCAAAGGGCTCAACGGTGTCTACAACATGAACACCCGCAACGCGGGCAGCGCGATTACACCGAGCATACGCGGCATATCGGGCAAAGGCCGCATCCCCGTCACCATCGACGGCACGGAACAGACCGTAGACGTGTGGATGAACAACTATGGCATTGCCGACCGCAACTACNGGGAAGAAGTGGGATGATGGGGGATGGGGCGGGATGGAAAAAGTGAAATGGAGTTGCAAATAGTGCAACAAGAAACGGACGACATTTTATCGTCCGTTTTTTATTGTCAGAGTCCTTTTTTGAGGGCGGCGATGGCGATGTCGAGGATTCTGCGTTCGGCATCGGGTTGGAGTTGGTTGTTGCCGTTGATGGGGAGATAGGGGCGTGCTGGGAGGTTGGTTTTGTGGCCGCGGCCTGCTTGACCGCCGAGATGGTGGATGGCGGCATATTTTTTGTTGCTGCCGATGCGGGCATAGTTGCTGCCGACCTGTGTGGTCAGGCTGGCGGCGAGTTGCCCGCTTTTTTGCAGGGTCTTGCCTCCTTCATCTGCGGCGCGCCGGCTTTGTTTCCACCGCTGTCCGCCCCAACCTTCGGATTCGAAGTTTTCTTCGGTCATAGACAGCAACTCGGTGGCGATGCCCCGCATCATGGCGCGGGTGTCGGTGGCGTTTTTGAGCAGCGTATTCAAGCCGTGGTTGAGCTGGTCTGCGTCTAATTTAATTTCAAGCATGGTCAGCCCCTCAATAATTCGCGCACCCATGCCAACGATTCGGGGGTTAGGGCGTTTTTGAATTTCTGGTTAGCCATCATGGTTTTGATGGCAATCCGGGCGATATCCGGATGGGTTGCCTGCGCCTTTTCCACGGCAATTTGCGCCATGCGGGACAACATGGATTTGCCTTGGTTGGCATTGAAGCCCGCATTGGGGGCGATGAATTTATTATTCACGCGGATGCCGGTGCGCCGGGCATAGCGTGCCTCTCCGGTATAAGGATTCGAGCCTATATCGACGGTGACGGACTCAAGAGTTGGTCTGGCTTGAACACGGCTCTCACCCATACCGCGCGACAGAGGGCGAACCCGGCAGCGGCAGCGATAATCCAAGGGCGGATACAGGCTGTCCCACACCGGGTCATCGGCTGCATAGACGCGACCGTGTAACATACGGTGGGTTTCGCGGGTGCGACTGTCGTTGATGGCAACGTACTGCCAATAAGGGTGCGTATCGATGGAGTCCATCATTTCGGCGTAGCGACCCGCCATGTAGGCCGACTGCATATTGGTCAGGTAGATGGTTTTCAGGCGGTGGGGGCTGCCGAGCTGTACGCTTTGGGTTTCCCCTTCGGGATTTTGAACTTCCTTCCTGCCCCACCAGCCTTTGCGCTGCAGAACGGGGGCAAGTTCGCGGCTGAACTCTTCCAGCGTCCGGCCTTGTTCGGCGGCATCGACGACGGCGGAATAGATGTCGGACAGCACATCCATTTTGGCGGTTTTGGCCACCGTAAAGGCAGTGGCGTGCGCGTCGTCCAACATATCCTGCCAGTCCCAAGATATGGCAATGCCTTTTTGCTTGAGATAGGCGACGGCAGCTTCCGGCGTCATGCCGAAGACGGCTTTAATATCTTCGGAGTTCATGATTTAATCTCCCGCGCTACTTCAACTTTGCCGACCAATTCGGAAAGGAAAATCAGGCGTGCCAACTCGTTTTGCAAGGCGGTATCGTCCATGTTCGGATAGGCGGCGGACAGACGGTCGAGCAGGTTTTCGGAGGTTTCACCCTGCCTTAATTCAGCCACTAGGGCGGCAGTCAGCCATTCGCCTTGTTTATTCAGGATGCCCGTATCGGGTGCAAGTCCGTCGATGACCAAACCTGCATCCGTCAAATCGAACTCGGCAAAATCAGCAGCCCTGCCCTCTTGGGTTGGTTGGACTTCGTCTGCCAAGTCGCCGTCCTCAAGGCCATATGTGCGTTGCCAGTATTGGTTGGTGAACTTGGCACCGGCATCCACCATCATCTTATCTCTTTCGGCACGCTCTTTTGTGCCGCTCTCTTCGTTTTCAAACAGTACGAATTTCGGCGCGGATACGTCCCCGAAATTAATCTCCACCACCCACTTTATCAACTGATTTAATGCCGCCTCAACAATACGGGTATCGCCGTCACGGATGTCGTCCGTTACCTCCAAACCAGCGGTCGCGCTGGCGTGGGTACTGTCTTTTTCGGTGGTTTGATCTTGTCCGAGCAGCGCAATGCTGATTTCGGAGCGGCAATAACGGATGAGCTTGTCGTAGGCATCAATAGATGATGCCTTGCCGCTTGCCTCGTGGATTTCAACGCTGGAGTCGTTGGGGATGGTGCCGACGCTGTTGCCGATCAGGGCTTCGAGCGCGTCTAACAGTTTGTCGGTATCCTGAGGGGTGTTGGAACGCGGCTCTTTACCAATCAGCCAAGGCGCACCGTATTTCTCAGTGAACTGCATCCAGAATTTAAGGCCGCCGCGTTTGAAGGTGACCAGCCAAAAAACCAAGCCCAAATCGCCTAAACCGTAGGGGTTGAGATAATCTGTCTCATGCGTCGGGCAGAGGAACTTATAAGGCGGGGGAACGGTATCGGTCAGCCCGTTTTGGATGTAACGCAACTCGCCGTCGTCGTTGAAGGCGAACCACTCTTGCGGTTTGGCGATGATTTTTTCAGGCAGCCATGCAGAATCGGTACGCCAAATCAGCTCGATGGGCTGGTAACCGTAAAAAACGGCGTTTAAAACATCTTTAATCAGGCGGTAAACATCAGTTTCAGCTAACCAGCTATCGATAAAATCCCGGACATTTTTAGGGGTGTCGTCGCCCTCAAGCCGCCATTCGAGGCGGGCGACAGCGGCTTTTCGGCGGCGCACCAACGAGCCGACTAAGGGGTCGCGCATCAGCTCGCGGTAAACGGAGATTTGCCTGCCCATTTTGCGCAAAACGGGGTCGGGATTAGGCAGCCAACCGTCAAAACCGCTGAAAAACGGGCGTGAAACGGCGAGATGGGCAGATAAATCCTGCGGCTTGAAGGTCATGATGCCTTGACTGGTTTTGAGTTTGAGGTGGGGTTTGGGCATGATATGTACTCTTTAAATACCTTAATAACCTTTGGTTAATGCGCTTTTTCGGCGGATTCGGCGGCTGGCTACGCGTATCGGGCCGGTATTCAGCTCGCGGCTGGCGTAATGGGCAAGGACAAAGGCAATCGCCGCGTCTCCGTGGCGTTTTTTGCCGTCTTGACCTTTGGTGCGTACATCGGGGATGCGCGGCACGCCTCTGACCAGCTCGAAGGCGCGCAAGTCGGTCAGTATGTCTTCGTCTTTCGGGATTGCGTCCAACGTGCCGTCTTCGAGGGCGGCTTTGAACGGCGCGGTATGGGTGCGGTACCAGTTTTCCGAGAGCATGACCGACTCACATACCTCCGCGCCAAATTCGTCGCGCATGGCTTCGGCGATTGATTGACCGTTGCCGCGCGCGTCCAATGCCGCTCCGCGCAGATTGGGTAAGCCGTGCAACAGGTGTTTCATGATTTGCTCTTGTTGGGCAAACGGCATATTGCCCAACTCCAACACGAACGGCGGCTTAAGGCTTAAATTAGTCTGCTGCAATAAAGGGACGATGACGGTACGGTCTCCGCTGCGGGCAAAGTCTTCACCCACAAAGGAAACCCGGGTTTTATCCAAACCGTCGAGCAGCGGTTGCAGGGTGTCGGCTATCCAGTCCGCTACTTCGGCGGCGCGGCGCGGCTCGGGCAAGAGGCCGAACTCATCGCTTTGGTCGTATCTGATAACCGGCGTATAAGGACTCATACGGCTCTCAATCAAGGCTCGGTTGAGCCATTTGCCGCCGCCGTTTTTCGGGATGCAGTCCAACTCTTCGCTGGCATCTTCACCGTAGAAATCGCGGATTTCCTTGCACCACGCGGCTTCGCCTTGGGGTGTCCACTCCTTGCCCAAACGCAGGCAGATGCGGCGGTAGAGGCCGTCTGAAACGGCCTCGTCGAAAGTAATGCGGTGGATGGAGTACGGCTTTTTGCCCGCACGGATGTCGGTAATCAGCTCGTTGAACGGATTGTCCACACCGTCATGGGTAGAGATGATGTGTACTTGCCCGCCCCACATCAGCAATGCCATTGCCGCTTTGAGCAGCTCGCCGAGCTGCTCGTGGAACGCCGCCTCGTCGATGATGACGCGCCCCTGCTTACCGCGAAGGTTTGA